CCGACGATCGGCCAGCTGTAACCGGAGGCCCGCAGGGTGAGGGTGCGTTCGGCCACCCCGGCCCGGTCCAGCACATAGTGCAACACGGGGCGGGCGGAGGGGACCATGAACGGGGCGAAATTGTCGGCCACGTCGTCGACGCGGGCGCCGGCGCCGGCCAGGGCGGTGATGTTGGCCGACACCACCCGGGCGCCCATGTACTGGGTGCGGTCGACGACACCGTCGCGGTCGGGGTTGTTGGCGACCACCTCCCGGGGGGCCGGGTAGCCCAAATCGAGCTGCTGGCAGAACCAGCCGCCCGCGGCCGACTCCAGCTGGACGGTGACCGAGCCGAGGACCAGCCAGGCCGAGCGGACACAGGGGGGGAAACCGGTGGCCATCACACTCTCTGGGTTTGCAAATACCAGGCCGTTTTGCGCATGAACGTTTCGATGTCGAGCTGGGAGCTGAAAGTGGCGTGTTCGATGTGGACGGCCGGGCCGGTCCGGGCGGGGGCGGGGATGATGGCCTCGCCGGCGTGGGCGTAGACCAATCCTTCTTTGGTGATCAGGCCACCCTGGGCCAGCTTCGGGATTTTGGGGACATCGAACCCTTTCCCGCCGATCAGCGGCACCCAGTTGGGGACATGGAACGACAGGGAGCCGACGGTGCCGTTCCACAGGTCGGCGATAGCGTCGAACGCGGCCCGGAACGGGGCGGTGATGATCCCGGTGATCTTGTCGAACCCGGCCAGCAGTTTGGACGGGTCGAACCAGCCGATCACGGTGTTGATGGCCCCGGAGATCCAGCCGACCGCGGTGGATATGGGGGTGACGATAAACCGGTAGATGGCCTGCCAGGCGCTGGCGAACCAGCCCAGGGCGGTTATGAACGGGGCGACCAGATAGTTGTACAGGAAATGCCAGGCGGCGACGATCCAGTTCCACACATCCTGGGCCCACTGTTTGATGGTCGAGAAATGTTTGATGATCTCGGCTGCGGCCAGCCCGATCGGGCCGAGGAGGATGGTGAGCAGCAGCGGCCAGTGGCCGACGATCCAGTCCCACACGTCTTTGGCGACCGCTTTGATGCCAGCCCAGATGGTGTTCCAGTTGCGGTACAGGACATAGCCGACCGCGACCAGGGCGGCCACGGCCAGGGCGATGCCGCCCAGGATCAGGATGAGGGGGGCGCCGGCCGCTTCGGCGGTGATCTCGGAGGCGGCCATCACATCTTCGGAGGCGGCCGCGGCTTCGGTGGCGCCCCGCATGGCTTCCATGGCGGTCTGGGTGATTTTCATGGCCGCCCCGAGACCGGTCAGGGCGGCGCCGGCGCCCTGCAGGGCGGGCCCGTATTTTTGGCCGAACCTGGAGACCTGGTCGTCGATGGTGGTCGACAGGGCTTTCAGTTTTCCGGTGAAGGTGTCCGACGCGGCCGACGCCTGCCCTTTCACCACGTTCGCCAACGCCTGGGTGGCGGTCTGGTGGTCTTTGGTCAGCTTGGTGTTTTTGTCGACGGTGACACCGAATTCTTTGAGGAGCTTGGTGTTGCCGTTGTAAACCTTGCCGACCTGGGTGGTCGCGGTAGACAAATCTTCGTGTTTGGCGGCGGCCACATCGGTGACCGTGGACAGCAGTTTCAACGCTTCGGCCGGGTCGTGGGTGGCTTGGGTGAGGATCTGCAAAGCGTTCTGGGTGTTGGCCGACGACTGCCCGAAACGTTCGTTGTGTTTGATGGCCTCGTCTATGGCTTTGCCGTAGTCGTCGTAGGAGTGGCCGGTATCGGTGATCGCCTGGGCGAGCTGCTGGTGGGCGGCCTGTTCTTTGGAGCCCAAACCGGAGATCAACGCCCCCACCCCGGCCACCGCCCCACCGGCGCCCATCATCACCGTCGAGACGGTTTTGCCGTGCTCGGCCAGGTTGGCGAACCCTTCGTCGACCAGGTTCAACGCCTCCCCGAACGGACCGAGCACCCCGGTGCGGTTCAGCTGGCCGAGCATGGTCGAAAAAGCGGCGTGCGCTTTGGCGGCGGCCGACTCGGCGTTCTTCCCGGAATCGGTGAAGCTTTTGGACAGGCCTTTCAGGTCGCCGAGGACCCGGACCACCACCGACGGGCCGGCCATCGCCTAGGTCCTGCGCAGTTTGGCGTTAGCGGTGCGGATGGCGTCGGCCTCGGCTTGCATTTGGCGCACCATGGCCGCGAACATTTCGTCGCTCAACCGGTCGATGTCGTCGGGTAGGCAGCGGTAGTAGCGGCAGAAGGCGGCGAGACCGTCGTAGATTTCCCGTTGGTAGGGTCCAGTTCGACCACCTCGCATTCGCAGTCATAGGCGTGCAACCACAGGGCGGTCGGGTCGAAATCGGGGAAGTCACGCAGCAACGCCCGGAAAGCGACGATCCGGAACGGCTGGGTTTGGGCCAGCTCGCCGAACGGGGTGGTCGGCTCGACCCGGGCCAGCAGGTCCAGGACCCGCTGGGACGGCAACCGGGCACTGAACGCCTGCGACACCGTCAACAAGGTCGGGAGCGGGTCAGTCATGGACGGTGGTCCCGTCGGCGCCGCTGTTGGTCCAGCGGTAGGTGGCGAACCCGGTGGACACGGCGGCGGCGTACAGGTCGGCGGACACGGCGGCCATCTGGAAAGCGGCCGGGAACAGGTAACGGCCCCGGGGCTGGTAGGGGCGGGTCGAGCCGTGCGGTGTTTTGCGGTGCCCGCCGAATTCGACCCAGCCCGCGTAACGGATCGAGGCCCGCCCCATGCGCACCCCGGCCCCCGACCGGGATCCGGTGACCCGCACATCGCCGGCCAGACGGCCCGAATCCTGGGGCAGGGTGGAGCGGGTTACCGCGGCGACCGGTTCGGCCGCCCGCCGCCCCGCTTGGGCCATCAGTTTGTTCAACGGGCCGCGATCGTCGGCCAGTTTCTGTATATCCCGGTTGAGAGCTCGCAGGCCGATCACGGCCACCTGAGGCGCCTGGGCCATCAGGGCACCTCTGGACTAAGGTGCAACCGATGGTTTGTCAGGTGTGCGGAGAACCGGCGATCGCCCGCCAGTTCTGCGACCGGCACTATCGGCGCTGGCGGCGCCACGGGGATCCGTTGGGCGGTGGATGGCGGAAAGGTACCGATGAAGTCGGCCGCTTCTGGAATCACGTCGACCGGAATGGTGACTGCTGGATTTGGATCAGTCCAACAGTCCGCAGCGGAACGCGCGGGCTGCGTTACGGACGATTCAAAAGCCGTGATGGCCGCAACTGGTTGGCCCACCGTTGGATTTGGACATATACCTTCGGCCCTATCCCACCCGGTGCCGTCGTTCGTCATCGCTGCGATAATGGCCTCTGCGTTCGCACCACTCACCTCGAGGCCGGAACTCAGGCTGACAATATTGCCGACACTTCTGCCCGGGGTCGTGCCTGGTGGCAATAGCCGTATCACGGATGTTTGCCTGCTGCCCACGCACTGCCGTTCCAGTTATTTGCGAGTAGATCCGCCGTAATAATGTACTGCCCCGCGCCCCAGGTGGTGGCCGGGCTGGCTGTCACCCCGGTCAGGGCGGCCAGGTTGGCCGGTACGGTCGCCCCCGACGGGGTGTAGTAGCCCGGGGTGCCGGCGGTGGCGCCGGTGGCGGTCACCGCCCCGGTGTCGACGGTGGGGGCGGTGGTCAGATTCCAGTCGATCGACACCTCGGCGGCGGCGCCCGCGTCGCCGACGATCTGCTCGAACGGTTGGGGGACCACATAGCCGGAGATGATCGGGTTGTTGGCCGACGCCACCTGGCTGGAGTGGGGGCGGGCCTTGAAGTTCACCGGGGTGCCGTTGGTCACATAGGCCTGGTAGGCGGCGTTCAACGTCGAATAGACAGCCCCCGAATCGAAGCTCTGGTAAAACGTGACTCGCAGGTGCCATTTGGTCACCCCCGGCCAATCGACCTCCCCGCAAAACGAGGTGACCGTAACCGGTTTATTCTCCGGGAAGGCGGCCTCCAAATGTTTGACCAGGCAGCGCAGATTGACACCGCCGAGCTCGAAATAGCAGTCGTTGAGGATCAGCGGGTTGGCGGTCGGCGGGGTCGGGTCGCCGGCCGCGGTCAAACCGACCTGCGGGGGCGGGGGGGCGTCAGCTTCTTCGACCAGGGTCACGGTTGCGGTTCCTTTCTCACATTTGGACGGTCACGATCAGCTCCACACTCAACAGCTGGACCCCGCCGGCGCCGGTCACGTTCCGCCAGTTGCGTTCCTCGGTCGCGTAACAGGCCTGCACCGTGCCGCCCAAACCGGGGTTGGCCAGAATGGCGTTCCGGCAGGCGGTTTTGGTGGTCTCGATCTGGTCTTCGGTTTCGATGCCGCCGACGATGATGACCGGCAGGGAGGCCTCGTCGACCCCCAAACCGGCCACCGCGTAGGTGACCGGCTGGGGTCGGGAGATCACCACACAGGGCGGGTTGACTATCTCGGGCGGCGAATGGTGCACCTTGATGCCGGTGGCCGGGCCGAGCACGTTCACCAGGGCGGTGGCCGCTTTGGCCCGATCCCACACCATCAGGCCGGCCCGAGGGTGGTGACCGTGCCGGCCGACCCCCGATATTTCAAGGCCCCGTTGGAAACGTAGAGGATCCCGCCGCCGGCCGGGTTCGAGCTGGGGTCGGCGGTGTCGTTCGCCAAAAACATCATCGGGCCGGTACCGCCGCCCATGCTGCCGCCGACGGTGGGACCGACGGCCAGCCCGAAATGGATGGTGGCCGGCCCGTCGGCGGGCGGGACCCGCAGAGCGGCATGGTTGGCGCCGTTGGTGGCCACCAGGCCGCCGGTGCCCGAGTCGCGGCCCAACGCCCCGCAATAGGCGGTCCCGGCCGAGTTGCCGAAGGCCAAAGATTGGGCCTCGGAGCACAGGTACAGGACCGGCGCCGATTTGGTGGCCCCGTTGGGGTCGATAGCCAGAGTCGGGAAGTTGATCGGCGACGGCGGGGTCATGCGCCGCACCCGCTGGTCGGGTGCGGTGGCCGCCCCGGGACCCCACAGGACGGTGCCGTCCGCGGTGGCGCTGTAGCGCGGCTGGGTGTCGCCGGTCACGTTGGTTTGATATTCGACGGTGGCCGCGGCGGGGGCGGTGTTGGCCAGCGGGAAGGTGGCCCCGGCCGGCCCGGTGGGGCCTTGCGGACCGGTCGCCCCCGGCGGGCCTTGCGGGCCGGTAGGACCGGGCGGGCCTTGCGGGCCGGGCGGGCCGGTAGCGGCCGCGGACACGTTCGGGCGGGCCGGTACCGCCACGGTCACGTTCATTCGGTCACGTCCGCCACCACCGTCACCACCCCGGCCGCCAGGGTGAGCACATGGCCGGCCGGGTCGGTGGACTGGACGTCCCACACCCCCGAGCCGGCCAGGGCCGCGGTCTGGGCGTGGGGCAAAGTGAGAGTGACCACGTTGGTGGCCACCGACACCGTGAAAGTGGCGGCCACATCGGCGCCGGGCGCGGCCCGGATCTGGGCCGCGATCGTCGAGGCGGACAGGTCCAGCGGGTTGCCGGCCGGGTCGGTCACCGTCAACGTGAGGGTGAAGTCGTCGCCCTGGTAGATGGCCAGATCCACCCGGGGCGGGAGGGACATGACGGCCAGACCGGTCATGGTCATGCGATCACCACGGCCAGATAGGGGGCCATCAGGGTTTCGATGTCAGGGTCTTTGGGCCCGACGCGGACCACTCCCATGTCCCCCCAGCCGATGGTGCCGTCCACCGAGTCGCGGCGGCGGTACAGGCGGGCCGCTTCGTGCTGGGCGGCGGTGAACAGCGGGTCGGGCAGATAGCCGGGGTTGCCGGGTGTCACCCACATGGGTGACACCCGGTTTTTGACCCAGGCCACCGCAGCGGCCAGGTCGGTGCCGACCAGCTGGTCGTCGCCGGTGTTGCCGGCCACCACCCGCAGCACGTTCTGGACGTCGGCCACGGTCGGCCAGCCGGTCGCCACCGCTGCTACCCCTATTTGCCCCGCGACCGGGTTTGGGTTTCCGTTTCGAGCTCGGCGGTTTCGGTGTCCTCGACCAGGGCCGGGGCCGGGATGGTGGTACCGGCGTTGATCTGGATGATCCCCGACGGGTAGCGGCCCAACACCGGCGCCGCGTAACCCCACACCCCCAGCCGGATAGCGGCCGGGCCCAACACCTCCTCGTAACGGAAATTGAACGTCGAGCTCTCCAACAGGAGGGCGTCGTCGGCTTTGAGCACATAGATGTGGTTGTCGACCCCCGCCCAGGACGGGACGCATTGCAGGCCGTTGACCTCGCCGGCGATGTGGTCGTAGGTGATGGCCTGACCCAAACCGTAGGCGTTCATGGGGCCGTGCTGGCCGGTGGTGACCAGCGGCCGGCCGGCGGTGTCTTTCTGTTTGGCCAGGAACGCCCACGCCCCGGTGGACATGAACACCACCCGGGGGGCGGCTTTGCGGCGTTTGATGATCGAGGCGCCCGCGTCGGTGAAGGCGTCGGGCAGGTTGGCGTAGGCGGGGGTGCCGGGATAGGCGATCACGGCCGCTATCCCCGACGGGGCCGTCAACGCCTCAAAGGCGTTCACCACGGCCTGTTCGACCGCCTCGTTGTAGGCGCCCATGCAGTCGGCGTAGACGATGCCGTCGATAGCCGGGTTGGAGCCGTCCATCAGCTGGCGGGACACGTCCACCTTGCCGGTGTAGGTGACCGGGTTGACGGTGATCAGGTTCGACACGAACGAGCCGTCCGGGGCGGCGGTGCCTTCGGTGGTGGCGGCCACGGTCGCCCCCGGGGTGACCTGTTTGCCGACGTTGACCGGGTTGGCGTTGTCGATCCCCACCTTGCGCAGGGTGTCCGCCCACGGTCGGGCCCCGTGGGCGATGATGGCGAATTCGTTGAACAGCCAGGTGGGCGGCACGTTCCCGGGGCCGGTGCCGGTGGTGCCCATGGCCCGCATTTGCAGACCGTGGCGTTCGATCAACGCCCGGCAGTCGGCGTCGTGGTCGATCTGAGCCCGGAACAGGTCACAAAAAAAGGAGCGGTGCTGGGGCGAATCGGGCGGCTGGTAGACGTCGGGTTCGGAGCGGACCTGGACGATCGAGGTGTGCCGGGTGTCGGGCACCGGGGGGGCGTCGGACATGGCCCGCACCGCCGCCACCCGCCGTTCGTCGGTTTCGCGCAACTCGATCAGCCGATCCCCCAAAGGGGCCATCTCCGAGCGCAAACCGTCCAAGATTTGGGCCTCGTCGGGGGTGGGGTCGCGGCGTTCGTCGTCGCAGCGGTTCAAGATGGTGTCGTACTGCTCGGACAGGGTTTTGTACTCGTCGGCCATCCGCTCCATGAAACGCGATGCCATCAGGGGAACCTCCAAAACAGGTGGGTGTGCCGGGGCGCGGCGGCGCGGCTGGAACGCCCGCACCGGTTCTCCCCCCGCAGGTTCCGCCTGGCCGGGCGGGTTCTGCCCTCGAAGGTTCGCTGCTAGGGGATCAGGTTAGGGGTAGCGGTGCAGATGGTCAACGATCTCGGCGTGGGCGTGCTGACGGTAGGAGCGGCCGCCCAGCACACAATCAAACCGGCAGTCCAAACCCTGCCAGTGCCGGGCCGGCCACATGTGCCCGTTGACCATGACCGGGATGGCGACGGTGGCCTCCATGGCGTCCGGCTCGGCGGTCATCAGCCGCCGACGAAACCGGGTGAACCCGAAGGCGGCCTCGATCAGCGTGCCCCACTCGTTCACCACATACGGGTTGGTGCACCACGCTTGCGGGCAGGCCTCCATCTCCTCGACCATGGCCACGGTGGGAACCATGTCGTGCTCGACGACCAGAAAATCGTCCGCGGCGGCCCACAGGCCGCCCAGCAGGCGGAAATAGGCCTGGCAGTCGGCTGACACATCCCAAAACTCGACCGGCCGGTCGAGACCCTCCAGGGCGGTCACCGTGGCCGGCTGGATGCCGTCGGGGGTGAACGGGCAGATGATCCTCACCCGCGCAGGCGGTCCAGCAGCAGATGGTGGCGGGCCTGGGCGGTCCGCAACCCCGACACCAGCCCCGCCTCGAGGTGGCGGACGGCCAGCACTTTCGCTTCCGAGTAGGCGGGTTCGGTGGTCAACGCCACATGATCCAGATGGACCGCGGTCCGTTCGAACACCCCGTCGGGGCCGTAGCGGGTGCCGTTGGGGATCAGCTTGAACCCGACCGACAGGCCGGTCACCTCCCCGGTGCGGACCAGCTCCAGGGCGTCGTTGCCGCCCGAGGTGTTGTACAGCT